ACTTGTTTGTTAGTGAAGATGTACTGTTGTGTACTTGTTTGTTAGTGAAGATGTACTGTACTATCAACAAAGAAGAAGATGTTTTTTTTTGCAAAAGTAAGTAGTGGAAAAATTTTTAAGTAGGGTATTGTTGTTCACACTTTGTTTTTTTTGCAAAAGAAGATGTACTGTTGTGTACTTGTTTGTTAGTGAAGATGTACTGTTGTGTACTTGTTTGTTAGTGAAGATGTACTGTTGTGTACTTGTTTGTTAGTGAAGATGTACTGTTGTGTACTTGTTTGTTAGTGAAGATGTACTGTTGTGTACTTGTTTGTTAGTGAAGATGTACTGTTGTGTACTTGTTTGTTAGTGAAGATGTACTGTTGTGTACTTGTTTGTTAGTGAAGATGTACTGTTGTGTACTTGTTTGTTAGTGAAGATGTACTGTACTATCAACAAAGAAGAAGATGTTTTTTTTTGCAAAAGTAAGTAGTGGAAAAATTTTTAAGTAGGGTACTGTTGTTCACACTTTGTTTTTTTTTGCAAAAGAAGATGTACTGTTGTGTACTTCTTCACTAACGTTCAACGATGAGATCTAATTAGTTAGTGAATTCATTTCATGATTTGTAACCAGATTGGGTAAACAATAGCAGTTATTTTAATTAAAATAACTTGAGATTATATTTGTTTACATGTTTGAACTTGCAACTATGGAGTTAATAGGTATGTCTGAAAAGATCATAACTTCATTTACCTCATCATTGATATCGTGATATTGCAGAGTTGATTAAGCATCACGAAGTGAAATATTACTCAACTTTCTCATTGTTGAATATTGTGGGATAGATTTGTTGAACCAAAAGACCATCCATTGGGATGTATAATTATCTATTTATTCAAGAGTAACTCTGGAGGAAAATATAATTCAACAATATATCTTGGTTTAATACCTTTTACAAGCTGGAAATTCTTCATCAACTTGAGTAAAATTAGCATACAATCTTCTTTTATTTGTTGATAGTTATTATTGGATATATGATGGCGTAAAAATACATTGTCTCGACTCAGCTTGGCAACAAATATGTCCATGTTTCATTTTATAAGATACATTAATCAGATTATCACTCAAAGTACCGATAATTTTACAGTAAGTATACTTGTTAATAAATAGCTTCCTATTTTTTTCAACACTTCTTACACACAATTAACATTAAATATTAACTCCTATAGCTGCTAACACTTCAGTGATATCCTTATATTCATCCAAAGATAACCAATGTAATGGACTATTATCTACAATATTTATAGCGTTAACATTAGCTCCTGCAGCTATTAACATCACAACGATATCTTTATATGTGTGTAAACATGCATAGTGTAATGGAGTACAATCAAGAGAGTCTGTGGCGTTAACATCCGCTCCTACTGCTAACAATATTTTTACCAGATCTTTATCTCCATTTGAAGATGCTTGATGTAAAGACGTAATATTATTATAATTCACAGTGTTAACATCCATTCCTGTAGCTAGCAACACCTTTACTACATTTATATGTCCATTACGAGCTGCTATGTGTAATGGTGTGTCGATATCGAGATCGGTAACGTTAACATATACTCCCTCAGTAAGTAAAGAGATAACCTTAGGTAAGTCACCGGTTTCACATGCATTACATAGTTCATTAGCCATTTACATATGTATTAATTACTAAATATTCAATTTGTTTTCAACAATCTAATTAACCTCGAAGATGGTTATCAAAGTCAAGAGTTACATCAACGTTGTCAGTGAGACCGAGATGTTCTAAGACTGAGTAACGCTTAGCGATGATGATGTAGGTATGCAATCGATCATTCAGAATGGTGAGTATGGTTTGAAGTATGGTGTTGTTGAAACATCCAGGTGCAAATTCGAGGAGAATCTCCATGTTGTCAAGGATGATTAGGCCATCTTTAACATCTCGTGTGCCGGCATTGAGAAGAATCTTGACCTTTTCTGGCACTGATCGACCAACAAAGTCTCTAGCTGATAGATATTTTGTATATTTGAAGATGCTTTGGTTCAGTAGGGAGCATGCAAAGGTGGTTTTACCTAAGGATTTAACACCGAATAGGATAATCTTGCGAGGTCGGCTAAAGTTCACACCCAGTCTGGCTATGATATCATCAGTTGACACAGAGATGGCAGTTGATATTTGAGCTGAGTGGCGGAACATTGCTTCAAACTTTTGAAGGGTGTCTTGAAAGTTATCTTCAGTTAACATCAGGGGTGTAGACTGTAGGGTGTCGATACCCGCCTGAATATTATCTGGATTTACTTGACGGCGAATGACAGATAGAATGGTCATCTTAATGATTGCTTCCAATTCAGCGCCGGTAAAGTTGTCTGTTTGTTTGGCCAGCCAGTGAATGATATTGGGTGTGATCACACCCTTGTCAAGAAGTTTGCGGCTATGAATGGTGAGGATCTCTTGTCGCCCCTGTTCAGATGGTAGTCCAACATAGATCTTAACCTCGAAACGGTTAGGGCGGAGCAGTGCCTCATCAATAAGATCGATACGATTGGTGGCACCAATAATAATAATATTGGATAAACTGTCAACACCATCCATCTTGGTGAGCAGCTGGTTAACAATTTTGTCACCAGTGGAATCGGAGCCCGAACCACGACTGCGAGCAAGACTGTCAATCTCATCAAAGATGATAACATATAGTTGACTGGGATTATCAATGGCAGGTTGGAATAATTGCCGAATCTTCTCCTCTGATTCACCATACCACTTGGATAAAACCTCGGGACCATTCACAACTTGAATGTTCTCATTGGGCACATTGAGAATATCTCTGGCCAGTGACCGGGCGAGAAGTGTCTTACCACATCCTGGAGGTCCATGCATGATGATGCCTTTAACATGAGATAGACCTAAGTCAACCAAATACTGTTCTGGAAGCGCTCTGGACATAAAGACTTTTTCATAGATAATGTCCAGTTGGGAGCTGAGCCCACCAACTTGAAGTTTTTGGAAGTTATTGGTGGCAACCTTGAATATCGGTTTGATGATTGTCGTGCCATCAGGCAGTACCCATGTGATGTCAGTGGTGTCTGTTAGACGTCCCACGGAATGATCTGCATCTATCACTTGGATAAGATAAATGTTACGATCAATGCTGAGCTGGATAGGTATTTGCTCACCAACATTGAGAATGTCAACAGGCATCGAAGTGAGATATTGCTGGTAATCATCATTGTGTTTATGAATGACCGGAAGTCGCTTGCGGATGACTGCCAGCTTAACCTTTGACAAACACGGAAGATCATAGGTTACTGGCTCGACATCAACCTTATCAGTTAGAGTTATCCTCAGATGTAACCAAGGATACATGCCTATGCCAACATCTGGTTTATCCCATGGTGTAGTGTAATATACACAGCCTTTAACTGTGACTAAGCGGGAGGTGATATGTCTTGGAACAAAGATGTGATGGGTGAGAGCATCACCTTCACTGATTAGATTACATACACCGTAGGTCATAATTTTATTTTTTCTTAAGTAACTAGAAACTCAATTAAGTCGATTATAATTAATATTTGATAACTTTACTTCGCATAAGTTCAGCGATGTCGTCATATCTGTTTATTACTGCGATATCATATGGTGTGTTACCATCTTTATTTTTAGCGTTAACATCGGTACCGTTATCCAGTAATATTTTCACTACCTCCTTATGGTTATTGGAAACTGTCAGATGTAATGGAGTATTACCGTAAACATCTGTTATGTTAATGTTAGCTTTCCACGTTAACAATGTTTCAACAATTTCTTTATGTCCTTCATGGGATGCCAGATGTAATGGTGTGTAATGGTAATAATTGATGGCATTAATATTGGCACCGGTAGCTAGCAATATGTCAACGATATCTTTACTACCATCGGTAGATGCAGTGTGTAATGGAGTATGACCAATAGAATTTACACCATTAATATTAGCACCGTTAGCTAGTAATAATGGTGTAATTCTTTTGTATCTCATAACAGTTGCTACATGTAATGCAGTAAGATCAAAAAACTCGTTTGTAGCGTTGATATTAGCTCCAGCAGCTAATAATACTTTTATCACATCTTCATGTTTATTTACCGACGCATGATATAATGCTGTTTTGCCACTATCATTAACATCAGCTCCTTCAGTAAGTATCTTCACAACTTCAGATACATTACCATTTTTACTAGCTAAGAATAGATTAGACATTTTTAATCGGTAATGTATATCCTTTTTCAGTTAAGTATCTGTTTGAAGATATACTCGCGGTTGTTTACACGATGTCAAGTATTATTTTATCCTGTTAAAATGGTAGTTAATGTGAGATCTGCTTCAGAGGTGCCAATAAAGCCAAACACAACATACATTATTTCCCTAGATAAGATTCTAATATTAAACATTACGGACACCTTGTTTATTCCAAGAGATTCCAAGGTTGTTTCATGGTTTGCATCATTGATTCAGAATGTTGGTGAGCAGAACGTGATAATTTTGACTAATCGACATCCAAATACAAGAGATGAAAGTCTGGAACAGTTACATCAAAATGGTATTAATCCAAGCAAACTAGTGTGTTATCTTTACAAAGGTGAGTGGATTCGATCGCATCGGCGGAAGTTCAACTATCGTCGCATATTCGTTATCGAGGATAGCAACGATCGGATCTACAATATTATGAATCACAATCCTGATGTAACATGTTACTATGTTAACAATGAAATTGTCCACCAATATACGGTTATTATTCCTAAAATTACAGATATTATAGCTATTAAGGAATATACATATGTGCTGGATATGAGAGCTCTATTTATTGGAGACCGCAAATGGTATCATCCATTCTTCATTAAACGGCTTCCCAATGATGTTCGAGAGTGGTTAAGTAAATTGCGATCTCAGGTTAATGTTGTGTTTCTTATTAATAACATCGACATGATACCTCGTCTTGGTATTGATGGAGATGTTGAAACTACACTTCCAGATACCGATAAAGTGGTATATATTTCCTCAAATCCAATACATACGTATAATTTCGGCCTAGCGAAACCTAATTCAAACATTGTCTATGTTCACAATTATTGTAAATAAAATGAAAAATATAATAAATCTAATTAATCAAATGGAACACATTGAATCGTGTCACGAAGTTCCAATTAATACCCATACGACATATATTGTGGATATCGATGGGGTATTGCTTTTTAATAATGAAACTGTTCATGCTTTTAATAATGAAACTGTAAAATGGTTCCAGCAACTGGTTTTAACAGTTGGAGTAAACAATGTGTTGATTTTAACTGCTCGGGATGCTCTATGTAGAGAAATAACATTGGAACAGTTGCGTCAGAATGGTTTTGACCATCCTCACCATCTGGTATTCTTCACCCGTGAAAAAGGCACGTGGATAGCAACTTTCCGGGAACATTTCAGATTTCAACGTATTGTAATGATAGACGATCAAAGATATAATCTCATGGATATTAAATATCATAACCCAGATGTTATGTGTTATCATGTGAATGCACAGTTGATAAATGATCACGCTGTTGTTTATGACCTTAGCCAGATTAAAATTGATCCCAACTATATGTATCTTGTTGATGTTGATGGGTTTACATTTACAGAATATCAACTGTTCTATAATTTGTATCGTTTTGTTATTGCTAATATCGGATTTATCCGCTGGTTTCGAGATGTCAGTAACAAAGCTAAGGTTCTGTCTTATTCATCTACTGGTATTAGTACAGAGATGAGATTTAAGATTAATTCAACTGACAAGGTTGTGTTGATAACCCGAGATACCCGATTATACCACAATTTACGCCTTGAATATCCCCATCTCAAAGTTATTAGTTTAATTTCATCTTCTGATTAAAAAAAAATAAATAATTTTTATATAAGAAATTTCTTATATAACTTTTTTACATTAGTATCGTTGTGGAAAAATCAAGGATGGCCCATTCATTACGTGTTTATTACACATCTTCCATCCGAGGTGATAAAGCAGCTACTGTTAACATCAAGTCTCAGATTAACACCTTGAAAAAATCTGGGCTTCACTGTCTTGACCGAACACATGGCTAAGGATGCTGACATGGGTTTGAGCGATCGAGAAATTTATAATTTCGATCAGGAACTTCTTAACAGTGCTCATTTTGTGGTTGCAGAGTGCTCAAACCCCTCTTTGGAAGTTGGATTTATGATTGGTCAAGCGGTTAGCAAACAGTTGCCGACATTTTGCTTGACTCAGTCAGCTTTGAATCTATCTGCTATGATCAGTGGATGTCCCCGTGTATATGTTGATTCCTACACAACAGATGATGACTTTGGATAGGTAGTGTGTCATTCAAAGATTAGCTCTCTTCCTGATTATAAGCCATTGGTGGTTTATCTATTTGGCGCACCGGGTGCTGGCAAAAGTACAGTTGCCAAGTATATTAGTCAGAAATATACCCTTGTTAACATTAGCACAGGTCAAATGTTACGGGAAATCGTAAAACACAATACCATTGTTAAATATATCAATGACGGCAAGTTGAACCCTCCCGAGCTAATGGTTTCTCTCATAATGCCTCGTTTAAAGAAAACTGATTGTCAAACATTTGGGTTTATCCTGGATGGCTATCCCTGCACCCAGGAGGAGCGTGATTATCTTGCAAAAGAAGCAATCACTCCCGATGCTCTGACGATGTTCCAGAGGTGAGCGGTCTACGGATATCCCTGAAAAGGCTAAAGCTCGTATAAGCACATTCCATCAAATGCCAACAATAGAGACCTTGCGCAAGCAATGGTATTCAAATGTTCCAGTAATTGCTATCAATGCTGAATTGGACAAGGAGATTGTCACTGAATGTATATCCAACACAGTAAACACTTTGAAAACCCAACCTAACCATTCATATATGCCTATTGAGTTTATACCCACAGCACAAACCAACCAGAAGAATTCCACACGTTTCCACCTCCACATTGATGGAAATAACCATGATAAGATCAGACATATCTACTGGCAGATTATGGCGAAATATCCACAGGCTCAGGAGCATTTCAAGATCTATCCTATTAGACGTCTCCAATTGGGTCCTCAGATAAATACGTATCGTCAAATGTGTAACTTCCACCCCATCACTGAACAGACATGTGTATCTGAAGCGTTCCTTACTGGCTGTATGGGTGATGACGGCTGTTCTCGACACTATCCACGAGCAGCAAAACATATATGACTGAAATTGAACAGTATATCTTTGAGCAAACACTGGAAGTGGATGGCAGGGTTACAACCCAGACTCGATATACCCCTAATCCTGTGGATATTATAGGTCTCGGATATACACAGCAACTAAATCCAATGGTGCCTAATGCCGAACTTCATTTAGACTTTGATCTGCCTCTATCCTCCAAGGGAGAGGTTCCAATCCCATTAAACACACTTATGAATGTATGCACCGAATGTGGGTTTGAAAACGGAGGCTGGTTCATTTTTGGATATGCCAAAGCTAGCTATCGTTCTAACCAGTTTACACAAAACACAAACATTGAGGAATGTGAACAGATTCTTATAAAGCAAGTACACCAACTTCAGAATATTCTAGCATCTCTCGGGTATCCTAATGTGCCAATCTCCTTCAGCTATGAATACGTTCATGGTATTTGGCAGTTTTAAATACATGTTCGAAAAAAAGCTCAACAAATTTATTTTTTATTTTAAAAGTCTTTTTAAAATAAAATGACGTTAGATCAACATCATCTAGATATTATCGCCAGTTTTTGGTGTAGATATGCGTCAAATGCTCAAATAGTATATACAAATACAAGACTGGAAGTCTACAATACTCTTTCCCGAGAGGAGCTATTGCGGAGAGCATTCTTCAACGGTGCATTTTCAGGTATGGATGTTGAGGAGAATATTATTATTGCGCGTAACAATCTATATGATGTTATGGAAGTCAAGGAACTTATTTTGAAGATCTTTCATGAAAACAATCTTAACTTCAAATTTATTGATGATGTTTCTGTGGAAACCTACAAAACCTCAGTAGTAGCTCTTCGTGAATGGTTAGAACCTAAGATCAGACCTTGGTTACATGCTAATTACGTTACATATAATGATGTATTGGTTAACAGTTGTTAATTACTGGTGTTCAAAAGTTTCCCTCTTCATGAAGAGGGAAATCATCACATTAAATAGGATTTACAATCATCGATGTATACGGTGTTGTAAAGATGGTTTCTTCAATACTTGGAGAGTCGACAATAACCTCATGTAAAGGAATCGGTTGTGGTTTTATTTTGTTCTTCCAATAATCAAACCCACACCATTCCGGAATGAAACCATCTATCCACTGTTTAACTCCTATGCAATTAAGCAGTGGAGCAAATAATATCTTCCCAAACAGCCATCCAAGTAAAGATGCAAAGATAACCGCCAGCCGCCACAGACCCCACCCCCATACATAACTATAAATAATCTCAATAAGGAGAATATAGAAAACAGTAAACAGCAACCCGCCAGACCATGGACTTAGAAAGAAACCACTTGCAAAGGAAAGTGTAATAACAATATTAAGTTGCATTTAATACCGATGTAAACTTTGATTTACAGTGTGAATTTTTTTTACAAAAAAGTTGATAACTTGATTGAGGATATTTTATTCCTTAAATGGATGACGATGAAGAAACACAAGCTACACCTGATGATATCAGGAATAATTATTAAATATCAAAATAATATTGAAACATGGGTATATGAAAAATAAATGTCTTATGCTGAACTTGTTAGAAACAGAGATGAAGCGTCCCTTAAATATCTACTTGATCAAGATGTAGCGAGGGTTGTGCTCTGGAAAGAACAATTTCACGAGCTTCTCGAGGACAAAGACAAGGCTTCAATTCTATATTTATGCCATGTTCTCGATCTTCATTTTGATATCGTTGGTTGTTGTCTGCATAAACTTTATGATGTTGAGCTAATTCGAGCAATCGAAAAGTTTCCCGAATATGAAGGCCTTGATATCATAATTGGGACGTACCGAATGCCACATTTTGGCGATTTTAAAGGATCAAAAACCTTGAAGATCGGCTTTGGAAATCAATGTAACGTGGAGATGTCGAAACAATTCAAGGATTAACGGTTGATCCACGTCTTGAAGATGTACTGTACTATCAACAAAGAAGAAGATGTTTTTTTTGTAAAGTAAGTAGTGGAAAAATTTGAACTACTGTTTCTGTGTACACACTTTAGTACTTTTTGCAAATGGAGATGTTCTTCACTAACTAATAAGATAGTGATGATGTACTGTTTGTCAATGATGATATACTGTTTGTCAATGATGATATACTGTTTGTCAATGATGATATACTGTTTGTCAATGATGATATACTGTTTGTCAATGATGATATACTGTTTGTCAATGATGAT